ATATTACTAAGTGTATGGCAAAGTACGCTGAAACAACAAATACAGATAATTTCTTGTATTTTGATTTAGAGACTATTGCATACTCAGGTATTTGGTTAGCCAAAAAGAAATACTTACAAAATATTGCATGGGAAGATAAGCTCGATGAAGGAGATAGATATCCAACTTTATCTAAAATAAAAACGATAGGGTTTGATACTATACAAAGTTCAACACCGGCAGTTGCTCGTAAGCATTTAACTGAAGCACTTAAATTAGTATTGTCTGAGAAGCCAACATCTGATTTACTTAAGAAATTGGTAGAGTATTTGAAAAAATGTAAGAAGGAGTTTAAGCTAGTTGACGTTGATCAGATTGCATTTAACAAAAGAACTAATAATATTGAGAAGTATATCGTTGATGACACTATCGAGTTCCAGATTGGTTCCAAGTGTCCTCCTAATGTTAAAGCAGCGGGATTCTATAATTTCTTAATGAATACTAATCCTAAATACAAGAATAAGTATAAAATGATTGGTAATGGCGAGAAACTAAAGTTATATCATTGTAAGCACACAACGTGTGATATGTTTGCATATATGCCAGGGGATCATCCATATGAGATAGCTCCGGAAATTGATTATGAACTTCAATTTGAAAAGAGTGTAATTGATCCTTTAAATAGAGTATTGAAAGCATGTAGCCTTCAAACACTAAACAGAAACTTAATTTATTCAACATCATTATTTTAATATGAAACCAACATTTTACGAAACAGTATCAAGTATTGTTAAAACAACACCTAACAATATGAATTTAGGAGATTCAATCAGATCTTTAGTTAATAAGATAGAATCTGCGGTAGAATCACCAAAGCAGGTGGTTACAAATCAACGAACGATATTTGATGAAATAAAAGAAAGACAAGATGAAAATAGATCCTAAAAAATTATTAGAAGATTTAACGGCGGCTGATAAAGCTAAAGTAAAAGAATATCAAAAACTACACATGAGGTTGAAGGTATTAAAATCTCAAATGAGCGATATTCAAGATGAAACTCATGATTTAATAGATACTCTTGAAAAAATGAGAGCAAAAGAAAATAAAGACAAAGACAATGGCTAAAAAAGATTTTACATTTAACGATTTAAATAAAGAACTTGCGGAATTAAATCCGCTAGGTTCTGTTATGAACGAATCAAACTTCTCAGAAGTAACTGAGTGGATTCACACTGGAAACTATCACTTGAATGCATGTGTTAGTGGTTCCCTTTTCGGAGGATGGCCAAACAACAGATCTTGTTCAGTGGCAGGTCCTTCTGGAACTGGTAAAACATTCCTTACCTTAAATTCTGTAAGAGAAGCAATCAACATGGGTTATAGCATAATCTATTATGATTCAGAAGCAGCTGTAGATAAAGAACAAATGATCAAGTTTGGTATTGATATTACTAAGGTAAATTATCAGCCAATGAATACTGTTCAAGATTTCAGAACTTCTATTACAACAATTACTCAAAAGATGCAAGAGATCAAAAGAAACGGCGGAAAGATTCCAAAGCTTATGATCATCTTAGATTCTGCGGGTAACTTAGCAACAAGAAAAGAAATTGACGATGCAGCATCTGGTAGTGAAAAATCAGATATGACTCGTTCAAAGATCTTAAAATCTATATTTAGAATTATAATGACGCCATTGGCAGATTTAAAGATTCCATTTATATTTACAAATCACACATACCAATCTCAATCGTTTATTCCAATGCAAATCGCAGGTGGAGGAACTGGTCCAGAATACGCAGCATCAATCGTGCTTATGTTAGGAAAGGCACAGTTAAAAGATGGAGCTGATAAAGTTGGTATTATTGTAACTGCAAAACCTTCAAAGAATCGTTTCGCAAAACCAACTCCAATTAAATTCCACTTAAACTTTAGTGAAGGTATGAATCCTTACGTAGGTTTGGAACAATACGCTACTTGGGATATTTGTGGAATTACAAAAGGAACTATTGAAAAAGGAGTTAAGGTTCCTAAGGCAACCGCAAGGGGATGGATCTGCGATCACTTGGATGAAACCGTACCAAATAAAGATTTCTTTACTGATAAGGTATTTACTAAAGAAGTATTAGAGAAGATTGAAGTACATATCAAACCTTTATTCAATTATAATTCAGAATCAAGTTCATTAGATATTGAAGAAATGTTAAATGACTCAGTAGAATCATAATGAAAGTAGATGTTCATTCTATCGTAGAAGATAAACTACCAATAAGATATATTCTAGGCATTCAGGATAGGTTAGAAGCCTTTCCTGATGCTTATGATATTTTATACATATTCATTAATGAAGCAGTTAAACGCCCTGACAGACAAAAGGAAACGTTCACAAAGCACGCTTTAATGAAATACCATTCAAAGGGTAATCTTGATAACGCAGAAGAAGGCCTTAAAAGAGGACTTCAGTTAGGTTTAATTGAACAGATCAAATTTGAAGAAGGAAAAGAAACATACGAAATAAAAATAAACCCATACATATGATAGCAGTATTTGACGACTTTGTACAAGACGAAAACTTATTAAAAGAAATAGCAGAACAAGGAGATTCTTTTTATATACCAACAGGTCAATATAAATATTGGAAAGGCTGGTGGAATTCAGATCCTAAAAATGTTAAACAAAAACTAGCTCAATATATTTGGAAAGATAATTTCCCTCTTAGACTTACAATGCCAAACATTGATGGCTTTGAATACTGGACAGGTATTCAAGATGGATCTGAAAACGGGCGTAGAAACTATTTAGAATTACACTTTGATGATGATGTTAAATATCGTCAAGAAACAGGTAACAGAATGTTCCCAGTCCTTGGATGTGTGTATTACCCTCCAGGATTTAAATTCACAGGTGGAGATTTATTAATCTATACTGAAGGTGAAGGAGAAAAACCAGAGGTTGTTAAAACTCGAGCTAATAGATTGGTTATTTTTAATCCAGGTACAGTAGTACATGGCGTAGATACGGTAACTGAAGGAATTAGAGGAGCTATTGCAATTAACGTATGGGATCAAGAGCCTTGGTCAGTAGGACAAGGTCATATTATATTAGAATAGATTGAAACATTACAGTATTTATCATTATAACCTAGTATAAACAAACTTACACATGAAATTCGGACAAGACTTTGAAAAAATCTTTTTTAAACTATCGCTGGCTAAGCCAAAGTATTTAGAAATTATAAAGAAAGGATTTTACACGTCAGACGATATAGATACTCTACATTTTTTAGCATCTAAATTCTACGAAAAATTCCACGAAACTCCTTCTAAAGACCAGATGATTGTTCTTACAAAGAACCCAAAGATCAGAGGTAAAATTGAAGAAGACATCGTTGAATTAATATACAATGTAGATCTAATAAATTACGATGATGAGTGGTTAACTCAGACGGCAGAATCTTGGATTAAATGGAGAAACTTTGATAGTACCTTAATGGACACTATTGAATATGTAAAAACAACAGAAGTTACTCCAGAAAATACCGATGATATTATATCAAAGGTTAAAACTTTAATTAATGATCGTAATGCAATTGTATTTAATTCAGATATTGGATTAGATTTCTTTAAAGCAGAAGATCACTATAGCGCAGAGCGTGTTAAGGTAAGTACGGGATATCAATTCTTAGATAGAGTTCTTAACGGAGGCTATGATAAAGATGGTTCTTTAATAGTATATGTCGGAGAACAAAATATTGGTAAGTCTATTTTCTTAGCAAATGATGCTGCAAGTTTTGTAAAGATGGGAGTTAATACTGCATTCGTTTCGGCGGAGATGGCAGCTCATAAAGTAATGAAACGTATCGGAGCAAACTTATTAACCATTCAAATGAATGATTATGACGACAAAGCAAAGAACGTAGATTTAATGAGACGTAAGATTGAAACTGTTGGAGATGGTTTAACACCTCCTGGTAATCTTTTCGTAAAACAATTCCCAACATCACAAGCAACTGTTACGGATATAGAATCTTACTTAAAACAAATAGAAGAAGAGAAAAAGATTAAATTAGGAGCAATTGTTATTGATTATATTAACATCTTAGCAAATTACAGAAATCCAAACTCTGAAAATATGTACTTAAAGATCAAGCAAATTGCTGAAGATTTAAGAGCAATGGGAGTAAGGAATGGTTGGTTAATCGTCACAGCTACTCAGATTAATAGAAACAATTATAATTCAAGTGATATTGGAATGGGAGATGTTGCAGAATCTGCAGGTCTTTCACACACAGCCGATATGATGCTAGGAATTATACAAGACGATTTAATGAGAGCCAGTCAAGAATACTGGTTGAAAATCCTGAAAATCAGGGACGGAGAAGGAAAAGGAACAAAATGTAAACTAGATATTAATTATAGTTACATGAGACTTACAGAAACCGGAGAAGTAACAAACTCAAACATACACAGTTTATAATGAGAACAAAAAGAGATAAAATATTCGATAATACTTTCGAGGAAACAGAATACGAACACGACACTTCAATGTCTTTCGAACTATCACCGAGAGTTGTAGATAATAGATCAGAAGAGGAGAAATTAGAATCAGGTTTAATTGCGAAAGAAATCCATGATCTAATTTCTAATTCAAGATACAAGAAGTTTAATGTAATAGATGAATTTCAACAAACTGTTAAATTAAAGAAACTAGATATCAATGATGTATATGAATTTATATCAGATGAAACTAGAGCATCTTATTCTATGGTGGATGTATTCTCAGAACTTTGTGATTACTTTAACATAAACCCAACGCGGTTTTACCAGTCGTTAGGCAATAAATTCAAAGAAGAACTTATAGAACAACTTGATGAAAGAACAAATATACTAAAGAAGAAAAACATAAATAGACTTTTTTAATATGATCGACGGTAAAATCTTAAAAAGACCTGTGAAGAGGATTTGGATTTTAGGTGATATGCACTTAGGTGTACGATCAAATTCAATGGAATGGTTAGAAATCCAAAAGGATTTTTATGAAAATCAATTCATACCTACCCTCAAAAAGAATGTAAAACCTGGAGATATATTAGTTCAGGTTGGAGATGCATTCGATAACAGACAAAGTATAAATTTAAAGGTATTGCATTATGCAGTAGACCTTTTTGAAAGACTGGGTGAAATACTACCAGTCCATGTTATTTGTGGAAACCATGATATATGGGCTAAGAAGAGTAATGATGTTACTTCAATCGATAGTTTAAAATGGATTCCAAATGTTGCAATCTATAAAGAACCTAAAGAATTTAAATGGGCAGACAAGAGGGTATTGTTAATGCCATGGAGAAAAGATACAGATCATGAAGTTGAAACTCTTGCAGAATATCCACATTCAAATATTGTGTTTTGTCACTCTGAAGTAAGAGGTATTAAATTAAATGCAAAGGTTACTAATTTACATGGAGTTGAAGCAAACTCTTATGATAACTATCTTGCAGTTTTCTCAGGACATATCCATTACAGACAAACTAAAGGTAGATTAAGAATGGTTGGAGTTCCATATCAATTAACCAGATCTGATTCAAACAACGCAAAGGGATTTGACCTCGTTGATTTAGGGACCATGGAGGAAACTTTCTTCGAGAATGATAGATCACCCAAGTTTGTGAAGACTTACCTTACAAGTCTATATAATACAACTCTCGGTGAATTCAAAGATCAGATACGTAACAATTTTGTAGATTTGTTCGTTCCATCTCATATCGCAGCATCAAGCGCACTATCTAAATTTATCAATTCCATTCAAGAAGTTGGTAGAAAAGTAGAACCAAACATATATGAGCAAGATACATTTATCGATAAAGATATGTATGACATGGAGGAAATTGAAGAACTTTATAAGAACTATAATATTATGCACCTATGCGATATGTATGTTGATGGAACTACGCATGACGATGAAACAAAGGATAAGATTAAGAGTAGAATAAAGAAATTGCACGATCTATGTGCATATAACTATGATAGCGACCACTAATGAAGATTCAATCAATAGAGTTTAAGAATTTTGCAAGTTATGGTAATTCAATTCAAAGATTAGAATTTGAAGATGATTCTTCTGAGTTATTTTTAACACTAGGTAAAAACGGACACGGTAAAACCACAATTGCGAATGCGATTGTTTATGCGTTATATGGTAAAGTTGAAGGTGTTAAGATGGCAGACTTACCAAATAGAATTAATAAAGAATTATGGGTAAAGATTAATCTACAATGCGGAACTACAGAAGTTAGCATTGAAAGAGGATTGGCTCCTGGTAAATTTGAGGTTAAATTAAATGGTATCGAATTTGATAAAGCAGGTAAGAGATCAGTTCAAGAATATTTAGAAGAGGAAATCTTTGGAATTCCATATCACGTATTTAAAAACATCATTATTCTTTCAGTAAATGACTTTAAGTCTTTTTTATCAATGACTAATTCTGATAAGAAACAAATTATTGATAAGATGTTTGGCTTTTCTATATTAAATGAGATGCAGCAGCAAATTAAAGAAGAGCGTAAAGGATTAAAGGTAGATATAGATGTATATGAGCGTGAATTGAAATCAATCAATGAAAATATCACTTCAGTTAATATGCAATTGAATGAATTAATGGTAGAATCTAACGAAAAAGACAAGGCTAAGATTCAAGAATTAAAAGATACTTTAATTAAATATTCTGAAAATAAGAAAAAATTAGTAGATGCACAACAGACTATTTCAAATAGCGTTGCAAATATTAAAATAAATTTAACAGATGCAAGATCTGATAAGACTTCATTAGAATTTGAATTAAAATCCTTACGTAATAAATTAAAGTTATACGAAAGTAATACATGCCCTACTTGTGAAAGCCCGTTAGAGGGAGAATTCCACATATATCGTAAGACTGAAATGGAATCAAAGGCACTTACACTCCCTGCTCAAATTGAAGCTGCCACTATCAATGTAAAATCTATTAATGATTCTATTGAGTCATTAAGAACTAAAGATCTTGCAATCAGAGATAAAGTTTCTTCGATCAATGCAAATATTAATAATCTTAAGAAAGAATTGCTAAAGATTAAAGATTCTCTAGAAAAAGGATCTGACTTTTCACATATGAAACAATTGATATCTAACTTTGAAACTCAAGAAACTGAGAAATTAGAAGCAAAATCAAAAGTTAATGCAGACTATTATTTCTTAGAGAATTTAGAAGAAATATTAGGAGAAGATGGTGTAAAGAATCTTGCAGTTAAAACAATACTACCAGGATTAAATACAAATATCGCTGCAATGACGCAAACAATGCACTTGCCATTTCATATTAGATTTGATGAAAAGTTTGATTGTATCATTAATCATTTAGGTGAAGAAATTAATCCAATGACCCTTTCAACAGGAGAACGTAAGAAGGCAGACTTTATTATTATCATTGCAATTATTAAAATATTAAAACTAAGATTTCCACAATTAAATCTATTATTTTTAGATGAGTTGTTAAGTTCGGTTGATGCAGACGGTGTTCACAACATTCTTAAGATATTAAGTCAGGTAATTAAAGAAAGTAAAATAAACACTTTCGTAATTAATCACTCTGTTTTACCACACGAACTATTTGATAAGAAAATACAGATATACAAAGAGAACGGATTCTCTAAATTCGAGATAGAAACAATAGATTAATATAGATATATAAACCTATATGGCAAGTTACAATTTAAAATTTAATAGCGACGATAGTGTTGTTAGACATACTATTATTGGTTTATTGGCTGATTTAAATAATAAAATTTATTTCCACAGACAATTAGATGCAGATAATCGAAAGGTAATTGATGTGCCTTTTTATTATTCAATAACAGGAGATGATCAATTCTTAAGAGATAATTTCTTATTCTCTACGCCATCAGGGCCAGATTGCCATCCAGACATAGCGTTCGCTGATGGTAATTACGATGTAATACCTAGGGGAATTGTTAGTCTTACCGGATTGGCAATTGATTCAGGTAACTTAGTAAATAAGCGTAACATGGGTACCTATACTAAAATGAATAGTGACGGAGCTATGGAAGGTTATAGTGCAGAATTCGAAATGATTCCAATCACTCTTTCTTTAGATGTTGAAATACTAGTTAGTTCTACATTAGACGCTTTAAAGATAACTGAGATGATTATTAAAAAGTTATATAAATCAAATAACTTTAATGTTGAGGTTGGACATTTAGAAGAAGCAACATATAGATTAAACTCATACTACGCAATTCCAGATGACTTTGAAGTATCTTCTCCAATAGATTTTACATTTGAAGACAAGGACAAATATAAAGTATCTTTCCCGGTAGAGATTAATTCTTTTATACCATCGTTTGAATGGGACACGGAAAGACATGTTGGGAACAGGATGTTTGAAGTTGTAGCATCAACAGTAACATCAAATAATGTGAATGGAGATACGAATGCAGTTCCTGAAAGTACGACATTACCTGGTGCTAATATTGTAATTCCTTTAAATGGAATACTAAATACCGGATTAATTCCAGTAGAGCAGGGATATTATAATCAAGAAGCAATATTATTAGCAACCAATGGTACGGTTACGATCGACACCTCTAATTTTACAGGAGCAACTTCTATTTCAATAGCAGAGGGAGGAGTAGTTAATATCAAATTCTATAATGGAAAATGGTATGTAGTAGGTTCCTCGAACGCAACTATAAATTACTAAAATTAATTAAGATATATAATAAAACAAAAACAATAAATAATATGACAACTAACATTTTAGCACCTTTCTCTACAAACGAGAATACGTCTACATTTTACGTTAACGGAAGATTATTCGAAATGACTGATAACGTTATCACTGAGGTTGAAAATACAAATTCAACTTTAAGAAATGAAATCGCTGCTTTTGAATCTTTTGAATTTACAACTAAAACAATTTCATGGTTCCACGGAACTTCTAAATTCGTATATAGTTTAACTGAAGGAACGTTTACAAATAACGGAACTTTAATAGCTGAAGGAACATTTACAAACCACGTACTATCATCTGGATTAGTAAGATACGAAAACAAAGGAACTGCTGAATTATTTGCTTCACTTCCAACACTTACTGAGAATTTCGTAGTATTAGATTTCGCAGCAACGTTTGAAGGAAACTCAAATACAGTTAACGTATTTAAAATCGAAGAAAAAGTATTTATTTCTAGATTTAACAACGATAACAGAATCGCTAATTTCTTTGAATCTACAGCAAATAAAGCAGTAGAATATATTACAGAAAAAACAGGCGAAAACGCAAACTCTTTTTTAACAGAATTGTTAGAAGGAGAATCAGCTACAATGGCTGAACAGGAATCAACTATCTCAACATATGAAGATATGATTGTATTCTTAAAGGACCAGAGAGGTTTATTAGCAGAGGCCGATAAATCTATCGAAGAGATTAAAGCTGCAGATATCCTAATAAACGAGGAAATCGCAACTTGGGAAACTAAGATTGCTACATTAAGAGCATAATCAATACTAGGTTAAATATAGTTAAAAGGGGAACTTCGGTTCCCTTTTTTTCATTTAGAAACAAAACTACATTAAGGTGTATAATATCTAAATAAACAAACACAAAGTGGCTCGTAAAAAAAACTATTTAAATAACAAAGACTTTTATGCTGAAATGGTTCTATCCAAAGACGCAGATAAGTTAACTCCTACAGCAGAGAAGATGATAATTCTTCTAGCTGAGAAAACAATTAATAAAATGAGATATGTAAGTGAGGATGATCGTAATGACTGTCTTCAATTTGCTATGTTAGATTTATTAAAATATTGGAGGAATTTCAATCCTAAATATCCTAATGCATTTGCATACTTTACTGAGATAGCAAAGAGAGGATATGCTAAAGGATGGAATAAAATACACCCTCAGAAATACAAGGGAACTATTTCAATAACAGGATCATCAGATAATGGTGGAGAACACTCGGGAATTTATACGTTGTAAATGTCAATAAAGAATGTTAAACCAACAAAAAACTCAGGATTCAGTCAAGGATATTACAATCCTCAATTTCCTGAAAAATATGTAGGCCCTCCTCCTATAATATATAGGAGCTCATGGGAACGTAAGTTTTGTATATGGTGTGACATGAATGACAAGGTAATTAGCTGGTCAAGTGAACCCGTTGAAATAAAGTATTGGTCTAGACAAAGTAATAAAGCACATAAGTATTATCCAGACTTTTATTTTAAACAACTACAACAAGATGGAACTAGTAAAGAATATTTAGTTGAAATAAAACCAAAAGCACAGATACAAAAACCTCAACCACCTAAGAAAAATTCAAAAAAAGCTTTAGCTTCTTATAAATTCTTAGCAGAGGCCTATGTAAAAAATATGGATAAATATAATGCTGCCAAAACATATTGTGAAGGCCGCCATTGGAATTTTATCGTATTAACAGAAGATACAATATTAAATGGGTTACGTTAAGGACAAAATAAAAGAACTATCAAAGGAAGCCGGAAGCAAGAAGAGAGCACGTTCCGTTGCAGAGTCATGGTTTAACGAAAGCGTAGGAAGCAGACGATTAACGGAAGCATCATATGTTAGAAGTAGATTTGAACCAGGTAAGATATATGTATTTAACTATAGTCCAATAACAAAAGACCTACCATGGTATGATATGAATCCTGTGGTATTGGCAATTGAAAGGGTTGATGATAATGATTTAGGTGTAAATTTAAATTTATTACCAGTAAAAGTTAAGGAACAATTATTAGATGATCTATATAGAAGATCAGAGAGCGTTATTAAAAATGCGTCTAAAGGTTCAAAAGCCCTTAACGCAAAGACACAGACCTCACTTAGAATAACATATGAGGGTATGAAGACATACTTAAAACAACATGGTTGCGATTTTGCAATTAGACAATATAAACCTAATAGAAAAAGCAGACAGGCTGTTGTTAGTTATAATAGATGGCCAGATATCGCACTATGCGATTTTATTAGTTTAAATGGAACAACAGTTGCTCAAATAAGAGCTATGTTTTCTAAGCGATAAAAAATGAATATATATAAAACAAATAATATAATAATATAAAAAACAATGGCAGGATTCGTAAATAGAAATGGCCCTTTAAGTACAGGTAAAAAAGCATTCACATTAAAAGATAGTCTTAAGAAACTATCTTCGTTTGGAATGTATTATGATGACCTAGTTCTTAGACAGTCTCAGTCGATTGGACCAATGGAAGATGCAATTGGCTTTGGTCAAATGAATCAAATGGGATTAGACTCAGATGATATGTATGGCGCCTTTGCAGCACTATCAATGTCTGATACTAACATGCGTAAGAACATTCCGTTCTTTGATCAAGAGTATGCTGGTAAAAGAGAAGAATTAAGAGCATTTTCAACATATGATGAAATTGAAGATATTTTAGATATCTTATGTGATGAGTCTATTGTATATGATAATAAAAACTTTTTCGCAAATCCTGAAATTATAGGAATGGATGTTAGTGAAGATGTTCAAAAATATCTTAATAAATCTTATAGAGATCTTTACCAATATTTTGGATTCACGTCAGATCAATCTGCGTGGTATTATTTTAGAAAATTCTTAATTGATGGTTATTTATCATTTGAGATTATTTATAACCCAGATCAAGATCAGGTTATTGGATTTAAAGAAATTGATCCTATTACACTGGTACCGGGATATAATAAGACAGATGGTAAGAAAGTATGGACTCAGTTTAAAGACGATCCAGTTAAGGAGAGAGTCCTGTATGACGCACAGATTGTTTATATCTCTTATTCATCTATTACCACAGCATCTAGAGTAAGTTACTTAGAACGTCTTATAAGATCATTTAACTTGATGAGAATAATGGAACACACCAGAGTAATTTGGGCTGTTACTAATTCATCTTATAGAATGAAGTTTATTATCCCGGTTGGAGGTAAATCTAAAACAAGAGCAAAGCAATCGCTAGCTCAGTTAATGAATAACTATAAAGAAGTTGTAGATTTCGATTGGGAATCTGGAAGTATGCATACTGACGGTAAGCCAATGCTACAATTTAATAAAGAATACTGGTTACCAAGTAAAGATGGTGAAAGTCCAGAAATTGAAACACTAGGTGGTGAAGGTCCTGAGTTATCAGATACAGAAGCACTTAAATACTTTACTGATAAACTTAAAGCTGTTTCTAAGATTCCATTTAACAGATTCATGTATGAAGACGGTGGAGGAGACTTTAACTTAGCAGCGGATGGAATGATTAGAGATGAAATCAAATTCTCTAAATTTATTAAAAGATTAAGATCTACATTCCAAGAGATATTAGTAAAACCACTTCACATTCAAATGTGTCTTAAATATCCTGAATTTGCAGATGATGCAGCATTCAAATCACAAATATCATTACAGTTTACTGAAGAAAATATGTTCGCTGAATTAAAGCACATGGAAATAATGGAACGTAGAATAAACTTTGTTAGTGAATTAAAAGATTCATTAGTTGAAACAGATCCTATAACAATGGAAGAAGTTTCATACTTCGATCAAGATTTCTTAGTAGACAGATACTTAAAGTTATCACCAGATGATAAAGCAGCAAATGAAGCATATAAAGCACGTAAAGCTGCAAAAGATGCTGAAGAGCCTGATGCTGATCCAAATGATATGGGCGGCTTTTAAAAATTAGATATATAATTATATGAAACATGTAAAACTATTTGAACAATTCCTTAAAGAAATAAAGGAAGCAGTCAATGTAACGCCAGATTCTGATGTAATCGTAGATGATTACACAACAGACGATATGTTAGAAATTAAAGCCACTGAAATTGTTGGAGCTATTGTAAGTTCTGAAACAGAAAAGGAGTTTGAAGATTATTTCTATGATGCATACGGCCAAGGAGTATTCACAAAAAATGATATCGAATCTTTAAAGAAATATTTCTTAGATTATGAAACAGAATTAGTTGCTGCTGAAACAGAAGCTGAGGAAGCTGAAAAGGCAGCTGAAGCACCTGAGGAAGAAGATCCATTAGCAGGAATAGAATAATTTAATTTTTTAAAAATCCCATCTTTTAATAAAGATATATAATACAAATATAATAAAATAATAACATGAGCAATAAGAACTTATTAATCTTAGAAAGATCTACCGAAAGTCTTGAGTTGAAGAACAAAGATGGTATATATGTCTTAGAAGGAATCTTTGGAGAGTTAGATAAAAAGAACAAAAACAATCGTATCTATACTGCTGAAGAATATCTTCCACAGATAGAATCTCTACAAGATAAAATTAAAGCGTCTAAATTATTAGGTGAATTAGATCATCCTACAAACTTTGATGTTTCTTTAAAGAATGTATCACACATTATTGAAGAAATTACATATGATAAAGAAGCTAAACAAATTAAAGGACGTATCCGTTTATTAGATACTGACGCAGGAAGACAAGCTAAAGCTTTAGTTGATGCTGGAGTTCCTTTACAAATTTCATCTAGAGCAGCAGGAGCTGTAGAATCTAATGGAAAGGTAAAAATCAAACAATTATTTACTTATGATTTGGTTGCTGATCCAGGATTTGAAAATGCTGAACTAAAAAGAGTAAATGAATCTTATGGTTTTTCAAATGATTCTGATATATTAATATATGAAATTGGCGGACAAGCAGAATTATTAAACAACGAAACAATAACAATAGAAAATAAAGAAACACAAACAATGGCAGAATCTAAATTCATCACTGCTGAAGATTTCAATAAATATTCTCAATATCTTTCTGAAGAGATTAAGACTATTAAAGCGTCTTTAACAGAATCGAAGGAAAATGGTAACGAAGAAGCACTAACTAACTTAAAGGAATACACGACGTATTTAGCTGAAAAATTAGATGGTAGCATTTCATACTCTGAAAATATTGCAGAGAAAGTTGACCAAAATATTCAATACTCAGAGCATATTGCAGAGAAAGTTGAACAATCAATTGATTATTCAGAGCACATGGCTACTGGAGTTAATCAAATTAAAGAATACACTAATTATTTAGCAGAAGCTTATAACGAAGGAGCAGCAACTCACGAAGGTTTATTAGAGTATGTTGAATACTTAAAAGAAAACTTAGAAAAAGTTACTGAATACGCAGAATACGTTGCAGAAACAGTTAACACTAACTTAATTACTGAAGAAACTGAAGAGGAAGAAGTTCCAGTTATCGAATCATGCGAAGAGTGTGGAGAAGAAACTTGTACTTGTGAAACTGAAGAAGTTACAGAAGATGCAGCTAAAGAAATTGAAAATGCAGAAACTAAATTAGGAGAACCGGAGGATGTTGCAAAAGATCTAGAACTTGAAGGTGAAGGAGAAGCTGAAGGAGAAGAAATTACTGAAGAAGCTGAAGCTGGTAAAGAAGTTAAAGAAATTGAAGCTGAAAGCGATGCTAAAGATGTTACTGAACCAACAGTTGACGCTGATGGATCTGAAACAGCACATAATGCTGAAGTTAAAGATCTTGAAAAAGATTTAGAACTAGAAGGTGAAGGAGAAGCTGAAGGTGAAGAAATTACTGAAGATAGAGCTGAAGAAATTGAAGACGAACTTAATAAGTTAGCAGAACCTAAAACAGCATTAGAATCTTATAAAAATGAAATAACTGAAAAGTTACAAGCATTAATAACTAAAGCATCTGAAAAGAAAACAGATAATCCAAACTTTTTTAACTTTGTATCTGAATCAACTAAAACAGAATTCAATACATTAGAAACTGAAGATAAAACAAAAGTATTATCAGCAGTTGAAGGAAGAGGATATTTAACTGAAGGACAAATCTTAGGATTATGGAGAAATTCATTAATCGTAGATACTGCATCAGCAACAACACCTAATGTAATATCAATGATGCCAACAGAATATCAAGATACTTACGCTAAGTTATCAGAGGCTAAAAAGAATTCAATCTTAGCACAATCTAAAATGCACAAGTTAGAAACAGCTTATCAAGTTGCAAACTTCTGGCAAACTAGAGATCTTAGAAATACTGCAGTAGTAATGGAAAAAGTAACAATGGTTAAAGAATCTAAAGAAGTAGCTAAACCTACAATCGGATACGATACTACTGATATTGCATTACAACTTGCAAACAAATTCAAAAAATAATTTATAAATGTTAAGGACTATATAATAATAGTCCTTAGCTTTTTCTATTAAAAATTGGGAAAAATGAAAAAATCATTTAATTCTTTCATTTCACCAAAATAATATAGATATATAGTAATATTAAAACATATCGATTATTGGTTAAGAAGCAAAAGACCAGAAAGAATCGAAAATACAAATAACAATACCATTAAAAAATAAAAATTTAAAACAAAATGGCAAATTTAATTAACGAATCTGAAGTAAGAGCAACATGGTCACCGATCATCGAGTCTGCTACAGGAATCAACTCAGCTGAGAAATTAGCATGGATGTCGACTTACTGTCACAACCACAAACTTTATGAAGACGCTAACATTATGTCTTTAGATCCAACTATGAACTTAGCTGGTATCGGAAACGCAGTATTACCAGTTATTGGTGGTGCTAACGGTTCAGGAGACAAAGCTCCATCTTTATTACCTTTAGCAATGCAAGTTGCTGCACAAACTGTAGGTTTAGATTTAGTACCTGTAGTTCCTATGGCTGGACCAATGGGATTATTATCTTACTTAGACTTTACTTACGAAGGTGGTAGATTAGATAACGGTGTTACACCAACTTACGTTAAAACATCTTCTGCAGCTGCAGGAGCTGATGTATTAGTTGGAACATCTAGAATTGATGGTTTAAACATCATCAAAGTTGTAGACGCATTATCAACAGTAGCTCCTATCGAAGCTTCAATCGCTGATAGATATACAACACCTGTTTTAGTTAAAGCTTTAGAAGATCACATCAAGGGATTCGCTGCTGCTGACGAAGATGGAGCACCTTATTCAAGAGGAGCTGGAGAATCTACTGCTGATAAAGTAATGGGTCTTTCTTTATTCTCTAAATCAATTGCTGCTGAAACTTTCCAAGTTGCTGCTGCAGTTACAAGAGAACAAGTTCAAGATTTAAGACAATTCGGTGTAGATGCTGTTGCTCAAGTTGAGTCAGTATTAACTAACGAATTAACTCAATCTATTAACCAACA